TGAAATAGATGCTTTATCACTAACCGAAGCCGGAGTTCACTCGGTGGTTTCCGTACCCAATGGCGCAAGCAAGGGCAGTCAGAAACTGCAATACCTTGATAACAGTTACCAATACTTTGAAAACAAAAAGGAGATTATAATTTTTACCGATAACGATGCTGCTGGTATTGCATTGCGAAATGAGTTAGCCCGAAGGCTTGGACACTACCGCTGCAAATACGTTGATCCTGGCGCGTTTAATGATCCAAATGATATACTTACCCAGGCTGGGGCTAAAACGCTCTTAGATACGCTTAAAAAGGCTAAGGAGTTTCCTATTGAGGGCGTGCTTGATTTGGAAGCAAACTGGGATAACGTACTTAACTTTTCAGAGCATGGTATTCCAAACTATTCGATTGGCTTGGCGGAATCCGATAACTACATAAAATTCACACTGGGTGAATGGTCAGTGCTGACTGGTATTCCCAATTCGGGAAAATCAGATATATGCGATCAGGTTTGCGTAAATATGGCGCTTATGCATGACTTCAGAGTAGCGATGTTTGCGCCTGAAAGTTACCCGTATGAAGGGCATATTAAAGAATCGCTAATAAATAAACCAAACCAACTGCACCACTGAGCAGCTAAATGAAACAAAAGATTTCATAAAGGATCATTTTTCTTGGTTAAAATCGACCTGGAGAATCTAACGCTTAAGGCTATCTTGGATAAGTTTCGAGAGTTAGTATTTCAAAAGGGCATTAACGTTTGCGTGATTGACCCTTGGAATATGCTTGACCATTCAGCCCAAAGGGATTACAGCTATATCGGGCGAATACTTTCAGAGATCACCCAATTTTGCCAGCAGACAAATACGCATTTGATTCTTGTGGCTCACCCAAGAAAAATGCAAATGGAAAATGGGCAATATGTAATACCATCGCCCTATGATATTAGCGGCAGTTCTGACTTTTTTAACAAGGCTTACAATTGCCTCACAGCGTACAGAGTTCTCGGGCAGAAAACAGAATACCAAAGCGATGCAGTACAGATTCACGTACAAAAAGTAAAACGCAAAGAAAACGGGCAGCAAGGATATTTCACCGTTGCGCCGGACTTTCGAAATGGCGGAGTTTATAGATCAATAGAAAATAAAACCAGGCTCACAGTGAGCCACGACTTAGCACCTTTTTAGATATGGAAATTACTAACGAAGACAATATCGAACTAATGGCAAGGTACGAGGACAATCACTTTGACCTTGCAATAGTAGACCCGCCCTATGGGATAGATTTAGCAAATATGAATATGGGAATAGGTAATACCCCAAAAGCATCAAAAGCAAAAAACAGAAAGTGGAAATCTAAAGATTGGGATATTAATATACCAAGTAAACAGTATTTCAAAGAATTATTTAGAATAAGCAAAAACCAAATAATATGGGGGGGGAACTATTTCGGGCTACCTCCCTGCGGTAAGTTTATAGTATGGGACAAAGAAATGCCAAAAGGATTGAGTTTTAGCGATTGTGAATACGCTTGGACTTCTTTTAAGGGTGCTAACAAAATTTTTAGATATAGTGCATATAAAAATAAAAGCGAGAAGTTCCATCCTACGCAAAAACCTCCACAATTATACGAGTGGCTTTTAATGAACTACGCTAAAGAAGGCGATAAGATATTAGACACGCACTTAGGAAGTGGAAGTATAGCAATAGCTTGTCACAACTTGGGATTCGATTTAACAGCCTGCGAATTGGATAAAGACTATTATGAAGCTGCAATAAAAAGAATAGAACAGCACAAAGCACAGCAAAGACTTTTTTAATGGAAAACGTAATGGAACTGCGATGCCTTTTAAACGAAGGCACAATTGTAAAAGCACATAATGACCTCAGCGCTTATACTGGCAACAGTGGAAGCTGCGATTTGTATTAACTGCCTAATTAGATGGATTTATAATGGCTAAAAAAAATAGAAACGAAATAGAAAACGAAAATAGAAAATCATAAACCCCTGTAAAACAGCCTAAAAACCTGTTTTGTATAGCGTTTATAAATTTTAAAACATAAATAGAAATTGATACCAATGAGCAATAAAAAACAACTCCAAAAACTCGAACTCACTTGGATAGGCAAAGGCGAAGAACCCAAGCTCGAACCTCGTATTCTTATAGAAAACTAAAAATATTAAATAAAAAGATATGACCTGGATATACCAAATTACCCCGTTTATGAAAAAAGCCGAGAAGCTATGCAATCAGCGCGGCATTTATATGGAGTTAGTTACAAGGCGAGAACCTCACGAAAGAATTTACTTGCGATACCTTGATGCAGATAATGACAAACTTTCACCCAAGCCCTACGTTTCTAAAAAGGAGGCGGAGATGGTGATGTACACCCATTATTTAAATTTATGCGAAAAGCTAAAAATCGACCTTTAGTATTGAAAAATTTTTTATATTTGTAAAAGAAAATTAAAGTAATGGGATTCTATAAAATGCGCGCCCTTAAAAATGGCTCGAAATGAAAATCAAATCACCGATACGCAATTTGAGGTGATAGCAAACCGCTATGGTTTTTACAATGATGACGAGTGGGAATTTGCAGTGGCGGACAATTCGGTTTTTGTTGCGGATCATTACCGAGGCGAACAGATAAGATATTAAGAGTAAACTTTTTTTCATAGAGTTTTTGTTTGGTTAGTAATTCGGGAAAGGGGTGATCTACACAAGGATCGCCCTTTTTCTTTTAAAACAGTTTCATGAAACCATTTTTAGATTTATTTTTGATCGCCTTAATGTTTTTAGCAGCCCTTTACATCAGCTTAGGGCTTTGGCATTTAGCAAAACAATTCATTCTTTTATTCAACTAAACAATGGAAAAACTAAACATAGCGGCGATAAAGCCGAATGAAGAAAACCCCCGATTCATTACCGATGCGAAATTCAAAAAGCTGGTAAAGTCAATCAAAGACTTTCCTGAGATGCTTGAGGCGCGCCCTTTGGTTATCGATGAGGATAATGTAGTGCTGGGAGGTAATATGCGCTTAAAAGCGCTTAAAAGTGCTGGTATCTTCGAAATACCGGTCAAAAGAGTGGAAGGCTGGACTGCCGAGAAAAAAAAGGAGTTCATAATTAAAGATAATTTAGGATATGGTGAATGGGATTGGGAACTGGTAGCTAACGGATGGGATGCAGAGCAGCTTGAAGATTGGGGTCTTGATATCCCCAGCTTTGAAGTAGAACCCATTGAAGCGATTGAAGATGATTACAGCGAACCGTATGATTTAAATGTTGATGTAATACTTGGCGATTTAATTGAAATAGGTCATCACAGACTTTTATGCGGTGATTCAACGGATGCAGATCAAAATACAAAAGTTAATTAAAAATGAAAAGATTGATCTTGTTTTTACAGATCCGCCTTATGGTATTGATGTAGTTCAGGGTAAATCGGTTAGCGGAAGTAAATCTTTCGGTACTGTTGGCGGTGGAAAAATAGTAAAAGCTAAAGAATATTCACCAATTATTGGAGATGATACAACAGAAACTGCTAAAGAATTTTATAATGCCTGTGTATCATTAGGTTTTGAAAATTACATTATTTGGGGCGGTAATTATTTTACTGACTTTTTAAAGCCTTCTATGTGTTGGATAGTTTGGGACAAGGAAAATACCGGAAATTTTGCTGACGTTGAATTAGCTTGGACTTCATTCGATAAAGCGGCTAAACTTTATAAATGGCAATGGAATGGAATGATACGAAAAGGAGATAAACAAGTTGAAGGCAAATCAAGAATACACCCAACGCAAAAGCCGGTTGGTTTATTCGGTGAAATATTTAAAGATTTTAAGTTTAAAAACTGCTTTGATGGTTTTTAGGTTCAGGCTCTACAATGGTAGCAGCACACCAACTTAACCGCAAATGCTACGGAATGGAACTCGATCCAAAATACTGCCAAGTGATTATTGATCGAATGCAAAAACTCGATCCAAGCCTTGAAGTTAAAATCAACGGAAAAGCCTATGCCAAAGAATTGGCGTAATTTTTGAATAACTTTGCGCTATGAACCATCAAAATCCAACACTCAAAAAGCAATGCTTGAAGCCCTGGAGAAATCTTTGGGCGTAGTTTCAACCGCAGCTAAAATTGTTGGCATAAACAGATCAACTCATTACGACTGGTTAGCGAATGATGAACAATACTCTCAGGCAGTTTCAGATATTGAAAACGTAGCCCTTGACTTCGCAGAATCAAAGCTGTTTAAGAATATCGAAAAAGCAAAAGAAGCCAGTGTATTTTTTACTTAAAGACAAAAGGCAAAAAACGAGGCTATATTGAACGCCAGGAGATTCAACACGAAGGCGATATAAAAAGCACGATCATTGAATGGAAGCCAGCAATCAAAGAAGAACAGTAGAACAGAGATGCAATCGCCAATTTTACGATTTACTTAATTCACAAAAGCGCTTTAGAGTTCACCAGGGCGGAACGCGCTCGGGTAAAACCTACGCCATTTGCCAGTACATTGCCTACCTCATAACCTCATCACCTCAGCCGCTTACCATTTCAATCATTCGTAAAACATTGCCAGCGCTAAAGGGTTCGGTAATGCGTGATATTATTTCACTATTGGAACAAACAGGGATCTATTGGCAGGGTGATCATAATAAGTCAAGTAATGAATTCACCTTTAATGGACACATGATTGAATTCTTGAGCGTTGATGAACCCCAAAAGATTCGCGGGCGCAAAAGGAATATTGCCTTTTTGAATGAAGCCAATGAGTTAACGCTTGAAGATTTCCGCCAAATAAATATGCGAACTACTGATTCGGTGATAATGGACTTCAACCCATCAGATCCGGTACACTGGATTTATGAGGAAATAATACCAAGAGAAGACTGCGACACCTGGATAACCACCTACAAAGACAACAAATTCCTTCAGGCGGATATTGTCAAAGAGATTGAGCGCATGCGCGAGCGTGATCCGGACTATTGGCGCGTTTATGGTGAAGGGCAGCAAGCTGTATTTTCTAAACGACAAATATTTAGTAATTGGACTTTTGTACCTCGCTCAGAGTTTCCACAGTTCAATGACGTGGTGCTTGGTATGGACTTTGGATTCACAACCGATCCAACAGCGATTGTTGAGGTGGCTAAAGTGAATGATAAAATATATTTAAATGAAGTGCTGTACAAAACAGAAATGACGAATCAAGATATTGCCAGTTTTCTAAAAGAAAACAAATACAATCAAACGCTTTGCTTTGCAGATAGCGCAGAGCCTAAAAGCATTGAGGAATTGCGAAGGCTTGGCGTATGGGCAAAAGAGGCTATAAAAGGGCAAGGATCAGTCAATGCTGGTATTTCACTGCTTAAGGAGTTTGATGTTTACGTTAGTATGGAATCCAAGAACATTTTCAAAGAATACAGGGGCTACATGTGGACTGAATTAAAAGACGGTACTATTATAAATAAGCCCGTAGATAAAAACAACCACTTAATGGATGCGATCAGATACGCGGTTTATTCGCAGTATTCAAAGCGCACCGAGTTCTTTGTTATTTAATTTTTACTTTTGTTATTGAAATTTTTAGTAAATGGCTACACTTTTAGATCGGTTT